GGTCGTAGGCTTTGCCACCTAGTGTTCTATCGCTTTCGATTGCTAGTTTTACTGATTGAGTGCCGGACGGTGAAGCGTAGGCGTTTAGTTTTCTTTGTGCATCTCGTTCGGCTTGTCTCCCGACAATGACCGAGACGGTGAAATTGTAGGTTGTCATTCCCTTCGCGAACGCACCGTCGTAGTTGACATTCTGCAACTGAACGACAGCCATAGGCGGCGAGAAGTTATCTGGGATTTCGCTAGAAGTGCGAAGCCCTGTAATAGTGGCTAGGTTGGTTGCCAGCCCTGCGCGTAGATCGCTGATGCTCACGCGAATCGAACCTTCTTGTAAGGCATAATCAAAGCCTCGACGTCTGGGTCTAGCTTGCCCACTCGCATAACGCCGATGTCGC